CAGCAACTGGCACTTGGCTTGATGCATCTGATACGACTGACGGAACGCACCCGGACAGTAGCGGCACGCTAAAACTTGTGCCAGTTGCTCAGAGTGTTTTCGCCTAAATTTTGATCCCCTCTGCACAATGATCCAGACCGCATCCCTCGACGCCCTGATCGACCACCTGGTCGCCCATCGGAAGCAATACCCCGACCATGGCAACTGGCCTGTCGAGCTGCGCGACCGCATCGTTGCATTGCCACCCAAGCAACTCACACACGACGAGCACGACAAGGTCGTCATTCTTGCCGGCGTTCAGGCCAATTGACCATGATCATTAACGCACCGACGCCCGATACAGCCGAAACGGCAATCACCTCTAGACCATTCTGGCCAGAAGTAGATCCTGCCAAGGTCCGTGAGCAGCAACGTATCGACAACACCATCACACCGGCGCGTCTGCGCTCGGCGCTGATTGAGGCGATTGCCACCACGAACAACGCGCTACGCGGCTGGCGGGAAGCACAGGAGGCCGACGGCCATGCTCAGCTGGTCGCCGTCGATGCTGAAGAGATCGACGGTACCAGCATCCTCGTCCATCGCTACCAGCGCGCCGTCGGCTGCCTGGCCAAGGCCATCGTCCTCGAGCGCTACCGCGACTTCGATGCGACCGGCAAGGGCGACAAGAAGGCCGAAGCCCTCGCCGATCCGATCGACGATTGCCGCCGCGACCACCTCGGCGCCATCGCCGACATCGAAGGCCGGCCGCGCACCACCGTGGAACTCATCTGATGCAGGTCATCGCGCACCAGGGCGACAGCGTCGACAGCCTGTGCTGGCGTCACCTGGGCAGCAGCGCTGCGGTCGAGCAGGTCTTCGAAGACAACCCCGGCCTTGCCGCCCTCGGCGCCACCCTGCCCGAAGGCACGCCGGTCGCCCTGCCCGATGTTGCGCCCGCCATCACCACCAAAACCCTCATCCAACTCTGGGACTGAACAATGGCCGAACCCGCCACCCCACTCATCTCGACCGGCGGCCTCTACGTCCTCGGCATTGCCACCGGCCTCGACCCGGTGCTGCTCGCTGCCGGCTTCGTCGGCTGCTGGTGGTACAACAGCTACCTGCCGGAGCTGCCCTGGCACCAGCGCTTTTCGTCGGCCATCATCGCCGCCCTCGTCGCCACCTGGGTCAGCCCGCCCATCGTCCTCTTCGTCACCAGCCTCGCCTGGTGGCCGGCGGCTGTCCCGACCGCCCTCATCGGCTTTCCATGTGCCCTGGTCATCGGCTTTCTCACCCACAAGGTCATCGGCCCGGCACTACTGCGCACTGCCCAAAAGAAAGCGGAGGAGATCGCATGAGCATCGCCCAGCACCTGATTAACCTGGCCGGCATCATCTGTGCCGCCCTCATTCTCTGGCGGGCTGAACAGGCCATCTCCCGCATGAGCCATGCCACCCACTGGATGATCCGCTACGCCATGCTGCTCCTGGCCGGCGCCGCCATCGGCTTCATCCTCTCCATCCCCGGGGCGGGCATTGATCCAAACACCCTCGCCGTGCTGGCCGGCATCGCCCTGCTGCTCATCTGCGAGCGCCGCGTTCGCTACCTTGTCCGTCAGCGGCCGGGAGTCCACCATGCGTAACGGTGAAACCGGCGCCCACGTCGCCCAGCTACAGCGCCAGCTCATCGCTGCCGGCTTCAAGATCGAGGCCGACGGCTGGTTCGGCGACGCCACCGAAGGCGCGGTCAAGACTCTGCAGAAGCATATCGGACTAGTTGTCGACGGCATCGCCGGCCCCAAGACCATTGCTGCGCTTATCTCCCGTACTAATGACCCGCGCCTGCTCTCCGAGCACAAGCTGGACAATGCCGCCCAGCGCCTGGGCGTCCAGCTTGCAGCCATCAAGGCCGTCAACGAAGTTGAATCGCGCGGCCGCGGCTTTCTCGACGATGGCCGCCCGGTCATCCTCTACGAGCGCCACGTCGCATACCGCCTGGCTGCAGAGGCCGAGCTTGTACCTGAGCAGTTTTGGCAACGCAGCCCGAACGTTCTCAACGAGAAGCGCGGCGGCTATGCCGGCGGCGCCGCCGAATGGTCGCGCCTGGCCACCGCCATGCAGGTCCTGCCCGCGGACATCGCCTACGGTGCCTGCAGCTGGGGACAGTTCCAGATCATGGGCTATCACTGGGAATCCCTTGGCTACGCCTCGATCGAGGCCTTCGTTGCTGAAATGAAGAAGTCCGAAGGAGCCCAGCTCGAAGCCTTCTGCCGCTACATCGAAAGCGAACCCGTGCTGCACAAGGCTCTCAAGGCCCGCAAGTGGGTCGATTTCGCCCGCGGCTACAACGGCCCGGCCTATAAAGAAAACCTCTACGACGTCAAGCTGGCCCGCGCCTTCGAGCGGCACAGCCCAACGGAACAGGCCACCGCCCATGCTGAAACTTGAAGCCATCGCCGTTCGCCTCCTGGCCGGCATGCTGGTCATCGCCCTCACCGCCTTCGCCGGCTACCGCCATGGCCGCCACGTCGCCGAAGGCGAAAAGGCCCAGGCCGAACGCGACATTGCCATTGCCTACGCCGGCGAGATCGTCGCCCGGCAAGGCATTGCCGACGGACTCACCGCCGCCAACGCCACCCTGCGCGCCGAGCAGGCCCCCAAGGACCGCATCATCACCAGGGAGATCACCCGCTATGAAACCGTCACCCTTCCTGCTCAGCGCTGCGTTCTGCCTGGCACTTGGCGCATGCGCCACGACGCCGCCGCCACCGGCACCCCCGCCTTCACCGAGACCGGACCCCTGGCTGCTGGAGACGACGCCCCCGTTGAAGACGCTGCCGCGCTCCAAACCGTCGGCGACAACTACCAGATCTGCCGCGACGCCATCGCCAAGCTCGCCGGCTGGCAACGCCGCTACGCCGCCCTCGACGAGCGCTGCCGATGAAAAAGCCCGCTGACCTGCGCGCTCACCTCAGCCGCTGGGTGCCCGACCTCTCCAGGAATCCTGACAAGCTGCACCTGTTCATTGAAAACGGCCGTATCGCCAGCCGCTTCGGCGCCTCGCTGTCGTTCGAATACCGCTATCAGCTGCAGATCGTCATCACCGACTTCGCCGAAAGCACCGACGTCATCATCGTCCCGCTGCTGGTCTGGGTGTTGGACAACCAGCCCAACCTGCTCTTCGATGAAAAGCTGCGCGACAACATCGCCAGCTTCCGCGCCGAACCCATCGACCACGACAAGACCGACATCGAATTCACGCTCGACCTCAGCGAGCGCGTTCTGGTCACGGCCCAGGCCGGCGGCAGCTACCAGTGCGAGCACATCGGCGAGCCGCCGCTGCCCGAACTCGACGGCCCCATCAACTGGCAGCTCTACCTCAATGGCGAGCTGCTCGGTGAATTCGGGCAACCATGAACGAACTGTCGGCGCTCGAAGCCTACGCCGCCGACCTGCTCGCCGCGCTGGCGCCCGCCGAGCGCGCCGAACTTGCCCGCCGAATCGCCCAGCGGCTGCGCATCAGCCAGCAAAAGCGCATCGCCACCCAGGCCAACCCGGACGGTAGTGCCTACCCGGCGCGCAAGCCGCAACTGCGGCACCGCAAAGGCGAGATCCGCCGGCAAATGTTCGCCAAGCTGCGCACCACCCGCTTTCTCAAGGCCAAGGGCACGCCCGATGCCGCCATCGTCGCCTTCACCGACCAGGTATCCCGCATCGCCCGCGTCCATCAATTTGGCCTGCGCGACAAGGTCAACCGCAAGACTGGCCTTGAAGTGCAGTACCCGGAGCGCCAACTGCTCGGCGTCAGCGCCGCCGACGAAGACCTGGTCATGGAACTTTCGGTCGCCCACCTCGCTGATCGGCTGTAAGCCGCCGCCTCACACCCGGCCGCATGCCCCGCCCGCGCGCGAGGCTGGCATCCTCGGCGGCATGGATCTCGTCGAACTCTCTCGCAAGCTGGAAAACATCCTCCGCTTCGGCACCGTGCACTCGGTCGACCACGCCGCGCGCCGCTGCCGGGTGCAGAGCGGCAAGCTGCTTACCCAGTGGCTGCGCTGGTTCGAAGCCCGCGCCGGCGAAACCGGCACCTGGAACCCGCCGACCATTGGCGAGCAGTGCGTCATCCTTTCGCCCAGCGGTGTGGTTGAAAACGGCATGGTCATCTACGGCGCGCCGTCCGACGTCATCGACACCCCGAGCCACGACCCGGTCATGCACGTCATCAAGTTCCCGGACGGCGCAACCTTCAGCTACGACCATGCGGCCAGCCACCTCGAAATCACCGGCATCAAGACGGCCGCCATCATCGCCTCCGAGAGCATCACCCACGACACA